AAAGATAACTACTGACACGACCGAATTTAAGTATTATGAGATTGACAACAAAGGCCGAATGGTAATTAAGAAATTGTATTTAGACCCATTTCTTGATATGTTTAATGGTGAAGTGTTAAGCTATGGTATAAGCAAAACTCCATCAGCGGCAAGTGTTTTATCGGCACAGAAACAAGCAATAGAAATAACATCTGATTGCCCATACAGAAGAACATTCCATTCAGACAGAGGTTGGGCATATCAAATGGGTGCATATTCCTCTGTTCTTAAAGAAAACAAAATATTTCAAAGTATGTCTCGGAAAGGAAATTGTTATGATAACTCTGTGATGGAAAATTTCTTTGGAATATTAAAGCAGGAAATGTATTATGGAACTACATATTACAGCTTTGAAGAGCTTAAAGATGCTATTGAAAGATATATAAAATATTACAACGAGAAAAGAATAAAAGAAAAACTTGGGTGGATGAGTCCGGTTGAGTATCGGCTCAACACCTTGGCTGCATAAAAATAGCGTAGCAGTCGTTAAAACTACTACGCTATAAAAAGTCTAACTTTTGGGGGTCACATCACTAACAAGGGCTCTTTTCTTTTATTTTTTCTGATGGGAGGAGGTGAATAGAATGAATAAATTATTAAGTAAAACAGGATGTTTCATTAAGAAAAACGTAGCTACCATTCTTACTGGTATAGGTACGGCAGGTGTAGTTATTACTGCTGTTAGTGCAATTAAAGCGACACCTAAAGCTTTATATTCTATAGAAGAGGCAGAAAAAGAAAAAGGTGATAAATTATCGAATAAAGAAAAAATCATAACTACGACTCATATATATCTACCTACTATAATTATAGGTGTTTCAACTATAGCTTGTATATTAGGTGCTAATATACTTAATAAAAAGCAACAAGCATCTCTCATAAGTGCTTATGCATTATTACAAAAATCATATACAGAGTATAGAGATAAAGTTGATGAGTTGTATGAGAATAGCAGTATTGTAGATAAAGAGATAGCAAAAGAAGTTTATGATAATACAAAACCATCGGTATCGTCTGATGAAAAATGTTTGTTTTATGATATGTTTTCAAAAAGATATTTTGAATCGAATAAAGTAGATGTGATAGCGGCAGAGTATCATTTTAATAGAAATTTTACTTTACGCGGATATGCTACGTTAAATGAACTATATGAGTTTTTAGGCGTTGATAAAATCGATGGTGGAGATTCCATAGGTTGGAGTATAGATGCTGGCTTGGCATTTTATGGTTACAGTTGGATAGATTTCGAACACGATTTTGTAACGACCGATGACGGTATGGAAGTATGTATAATTTCCATGCCCTTTGCTCCAACATCGGATTATCTCGATGGTTGGTTGTGAACACGCGTAAATAACAATCTCTATTATGAAGGGAGGTGAATGCATTATGATAAACATTAAGCAAGTTATGAAAGTAGCAAAACCGATTATATCTATATTAGCTATTGCGGTACCTATCGCAAGTAGCGTTATAGAAAAAACGGAAACGAAAGAAACAATTGCAAAAGAAGTCGCAAAGGCAGTCGCCGATAAACAATAAAAAGATGAGTCCTAACAAGGACTCTTTTCTTTTTTAATGAAGGGAGATATGCATATGAAGTCGCCAAATGAATCAGCGGTTGAAATTATAAAAAATTATATATATTATCTGGATGAAATAGGTACATGGTACGGTTTTTCTTTTCTGACCGTTTCAAATTCTAAATGGGCGGCAAAAGAACTCATTGATATTTTATCAAGAGATAAATTAACACCACCGTTATGTGCGGTTGAAAGATTTAGGGATGAAATGTATAGACTTTCAACACTGAATGAAAAAACAGAACACATATTTGCAACAGCTGTTACAGTATCAAATGATATAATAGACCAGTTAATCAATAATTGAAAGGAGAAGTATGATGAACAAAAATTTGTCAGCTATAACAAAAAATATAGGTAGAAAAATAAAAAAGCATAGTCCTGAAATACTAACAGGTATAGGAATTGCCGGTATGATTTCTGCTACAGTGATGGCTGTAAAAGCCACACCTAAAGCTTTGAAGAATATCGAATGCGAAAAAGACGAACAACAAGTAAGTAAATTACAGCCGATAGAGGTTGTAAAATGTACTTGGAAATGTTATATTCCGTCTGCAATAACGATATTGATGTCGGCGACATGTTTGATAGGAGCGTCAACAGTAAGTTTCAAGAGAAATACGGCATTAGCAAGTGTCTATGCTATGACGGAAGCTACATTAAAAAGTTATCAAGAAAAAGTAGCAGAGACTGTAGGCGAAAAAAAGGCTGAAGAAATAAAAACAAAAATCGTAAAAGAAAAAATAGAGAATAATCCAATGGCTAATAAAGAGGTTATTATTACATCAAAAGGAGATACACTTTGCTATGATTCGGTGAGTGGTCGATATTTTAAGTCTGATATAGATACTATTAAAAAAATAGTAAATGAACTAAACAGACGAATGCTTAGCGAGTCATATATATCTTTGAACGATTTCTATTATGAACTCGGGTTGAGTTTTACTAAAATGGGTGACCAATTAGGTTGGAATATAGATAGAGGTCTAATAGATATATCATATGTGCCACTATTGGCGGACGATGGAAATCCATGCTTAGCTATAGAATACGCAGTGTCACCAGAGTATGACTATTGCTAAAACTGGGCACGCGAAAAAAACAATTTGTATTATGGAAGAACAATCTTTCAAGTTTTTATATTTTAAGGAGGAAAATAAAATGAATGAAGAACTTATGACGAACGAGGCAGTTGACACTGTTGCGGAAACATTGGAAAACGTAATGGAAAGGCGTTCGGGAAAGCCAATAGGCTTGGGCATAATAATCGGAGGTGCATTGGCATGTGCAGCTATTATGGGTGCTAAGCAAGTACAACGAGTATGGGACAAGCGTAAGGCAAAGAACGAAGAACCCGTTATGGTGGTTTCGGACAATGAAAATGAAATCGTTGAAGAGGAAGAATAATCCAAATAAAAACTGAACAGAGTTCGAAAAAGGGAAGATACCTTTAAATAGGTATTTTCTCTTTTATTTTTTATGGAGAGGAATATCGCAGAATGAATAAATACATATACAAAGGTCCAATAAAAAAATTCGATACCGTGGTCGAAACAAATTGGACCGGAACAACATATGCAATATCTGAAATAAAAGCTAGGAGTAACCTGGCGTATCAGTATAAGAAAAATAATAACTTGACTGCAAGAACAAGGGTATCATTACCTGGAAAAATAGAATTGGTTAAATGAAAGGAGGAGTGATCATGGAAAATTACCCATCTAATTCTCATAAAACTAGAGAACAAAACACTGATAAAAAAGTAGAAAAGGTTGTTTCAGGAAAGACATCAACTAAGAAAAAGTCAGGCATACGCAAGTTGTCTGACACGTTTCTTAGTGAAGATATTGGTAATGTAAAGAATTATATTTTTGCAGAGGTATTATTACCGGCAGCCAAGAAATTGGTGTCGGATATTGTTACCAATGGTATCGATATGATGCTATATGGTGAAATCAAAAATAAAAAAGGCAATTCGTCTAAGATCTCGTACAGTCGTTATTATGATGACAGACGAGATAGGGATAGGAGCAGAGATTACAGAACCTCATCTATCCGAAGTGGTTTTGATTTTGATGAGATTATATTTGAAACGCGTGGGGATGCTGAAGCGGTCCTCGATGCAATGTATGATATTCTAAATCAATATAAAGTTATATCCGTTGCAGAACTGTATGATTTAGCAAGTATCACGACGCACAATTATACTTGCAATAACTACGGTTGGGTTGATCTCAGAGGATCAAGCGTCGTTAGGGTGCGAGACGGGTATATTTTAAAATTACCAAGAGCTTTAGCGATAGATTAAGAAAGGAGATCATTATGAAAACATATGTTTTGGAGTATATAGTATACACAAGAATTATAGACGGTGTGTTGGTATCGGAACGAAAGCAGAAAGAAGTACGTTCGAAAACATTACAAGGAGCTATAAAAAGATTATATTTGGAATCTGAAAAGAACTTTGGAGGATTAACGGCAATTCTAAAGGAGGGATGATTTATGTATGAATCAAAAGATGTGATGGTGAGTCATCCATCGCATTATAAATCGAAAAATGGTATGGAAGTAATTGATGTGATTGAGGCTTTTACTTCTGAATTAAAAGGTGTTGAAGCTACGGATACGGGAAACGTCATAAAATATATTTGCCGTTGGAAGAATAAAAACGGCATCCAAGATTTGGAGAAAGCTATGTGGTATTTATCACATCTAATAGATCGTGTGAGATCTTTAAACGAAAACAAAGAAAAGGAGAATAAATAATTATGAATGCGAAAATCACAAGAACTATAAATAGAATAGGATTACAAATAAAAAAACACAGCCCTGAAATCATGATGGTTGCAGGTATTGCTGGAACAGTAGTAAGTGCGGTTATGGCTTGCAAAGCTACTACTAAAATTGATACTGTATTAGACGATGCGAGAAACAATATTGAGAAAATGCATGATGCGGAAGAAAAAGGATATATAACGGTCAATAAGGAAAATGAAATTGTGAACGAAGAGTATACGGAAGAAGATTGTAAAAAAGATATAAGCATAACATATGCTAAAACAGGTTTGGAATTAGCAAAAATTTATGCTCCGGCAGTTGTGTTAGGAGCAATAAGCATCGCGTCCATATTAGCTGCTCATAATGTACTTCGTAAGCGTAACGTTGCTTTGATGGCTGCGTACACAGCTATTGATAACAACTTTAAGGATTATCGCAAACGTGTTATTGCAAGATTTGGCGAGAAGATTGATAAAGAATTAAAGTGCGGAGTGAGAACAGAAACCGTTACCGAAACAATCGTGGACGAAAATGGTGAAGAAAAAACGGTTGAAAAAACAGTTACAATAGTCGATGATGTAACAACATCGGAGTATAGACGCGTTTTCGATGCTGGTAATGCAGGTTGGGAAAAAGATGCAGACCATAATCTTTTCTTCTTAAGATCAGTTCAAAATTGGGCAAATGAAGTTTTAGTAGATAGAGGGCATATTTTCTTAAATGAGATATACGATCAACTTGGATATGATAGAACGAAAGCAGGACAAATCGTTGGATGGGTTTATAGACCGGATGATCCCGATTATAAAGGTGACAATTATATTGATTTTGGAATTTACGATTATACAAAGCAAGAAAATCGTAATTTCTTGGACGGAGACGACCCAACAGTTATATTAACATTTAATGTGGACGGACCAATATATGATCTGATATAGGAGGAATGTGATATGAAAAAATTATTAGCTATATTATTCGCAGTAACGACTTTAAATACTGTACCCGCTTCGGCAACAGAGTACATAGATATATCGACACCGAATATTGATAGTTCGTTTAAGACATACATGGATTATAGAACAATTACAAGTCAGTCCAGCGATCAGTATAAATATATTGATCGTTGGGGTTGGTCTGATTATTACGGTTTTATGCGTTGTGATGGCGAACGTGATTTGGGAATCGAAAGTGATTATTATCTTATTGCGATGGGAAGTTATTACGGCAGTGAAATTGGTTCTAAATATCGAATTACAACTGATACCGGTAATGTATTTTACGGTTGTCTAGCAGATCAAAAAGATGATCGAGACACAAATTATACTCATCAATGGAGCTATAATAATGATGTTGTAGAATTCATAGTCGATACTCAAAAGTTACCTAATATTATAAAATTACATGGCAATTGTAATGTATATATGCCACTTAACGGTAAGGTAGCTAAAGTTGAAAAAATTATATTTTAAGGAGTATACAGATGGGACAGACAATAGCATTTGGATTGATACTTGTTAGCATCAGTGCTATTATACATTTTAAAAATTGTCAATTCAATAGATTAAAGACGAGAAAAAAATACGAACGCAGAAAAAAGATATTTGAATATAAAAACAAAATGTTTGAAGAGATGTGCCGTTGGAATAAGGAACATCCTAAGCCTACATATACAGTCGCCGAACAAAATGTTGTATATAAAGGTGGCAGTAATCTTTTAGACGATGATGCGTTCAAGCAGGCGTTAAGAAGAAAAGGAGGTGTTACAAATGTATAACAGTTTGACTTTTATATTTGCGGCGATGGCTGGAATTTGTTTGATAGGTGGGTTAGCTGTATTGAAAGGAGGACGCTAATCATGGAGGGATTGGATAATATTATTTATATGTTAGATGAAATGCTGGACACAAAAAGAAAGCGTCATATTACTGGCGGAATTTTATTGAGTATTTCCGCTTTGTTTGGCGGATTGGCTATAACAGTGATGTCTATTGGTAAAGAAGAGTAAAGGAGAAGAATATTATGAGTGCTAAGAATTTTATATTTTGGGCTTGCGGTGCTATTTGTGGCTTTGGTGTGTCATATATGATGTTGAAAAGAAAATATGAAAATCTGATTCAGGAAGAAATTGAATCGGTCAAAGCGGTATATAAGAAAAACCAAGATGTTAAAGATAAAGAGACCGAAGAATCTCCGATCGATAAGGCGGATTCGATAATAAATCAAAACGGATATAATCCGCTACGATATGGAGCTGTGAAATCAATACAAGTGATATCTCCAGATGAATTTGGAGATGAGCCAGATTATGAAAAGATTGAATTGTCATATTATGATGATGGTTTCTTAACAGATGATAATGATGAAATTATTAATGATTCGAAAAAAATAATAGGCGATGCACTTGAGCATTTTGGTGAATATGAGGAAAATGTCGTTATGGTTGTTAATCATGAATTGCAAGTTTATTATGAAATCATAAGAGATACAAGGCGTTATGTGGATGTGGTGTCTAAAACACCATATAAAGTGGAGGTATAAATGACAAAAGACGAGTTGGATAACGAATATTTTAAATGGATGTATCAGCTCGTAAGACCATCACATGGATCGTATAAGATATTGCTTTGTCAATTGCATGGTATAATTTTTTATAATTTAATTGACATGGATGCTGATAGAGCAGAAGATGGTATAAATCTTAGATATCGTTTTGGATATGAAAACGGTTACGAGAGTGCAATGATTGCATCCTGTCTCGACAATCGTCCATGTAGTGTACTAGAAATGATGGTGGCTCTCGCAATAAAAATCGAAGAACAAATAATGGATGATCCTGATATTGGTAACAGAACGGGTTTATGGTTTTGGAAGATGATTGAAAATCTCGGATTAAAAACCATGCGCGATGCTGTAATCGATACTGATTATGTTGAGAAAATTATATTTCGATTCCTTGATAGAAATTATCAACGAGATGGATCAGGCGGATTATTCATAGTACATGGACATGGGGATCTTAGGAATGTTGAGATCTGGTATCAAATGTTATGGTACTTAAATGATATTTTATGATGGAGGTGATTTTTTATGGACAAAACAATTATCGAACTACATATGACGGTAGATCGTTTAAAAAATATTGAAGAATGCTTGAACAAACAAATCGCATTTCGAAGAAAAGTAACAGTGGCAGTTTTGCTTGCAGGAACTTATGTAATTTATAAAAAGATAAGGAGTAAACAGAATAATGATTGACTTTATGATTGTTGCTACGAAGTGCAGCAAAAAAGGCGTGATTGAAATATATCCAAAGTTCATCATTAAAAAGAGTTCCGATCTTATGATTCGAGGAGGCGATTTCTATGCTATTTGGATTGAAGAACGGGGACTATGGTCCACGGACGAGCAAGATGCATTACAATTAATAGATAAGGAGCTAGATACATTTGCTAAAGAAAACAAAGACCGTTTTGAAGGAACTGTAAAGATATTGCATATGTGGGACGCCGAGTCCGGTATGATAGACTCATGGCACAAGTATTGTCAAAAACAAATGAGAGACAATTTTCACATGCTTGACGAAAAACTTATATTTTCAAACAGTCCCACAAATAAAAAAGATTATGCAAGTAAACGACTTAATTATCCTCTGGAAAAAGGGGATATTTCAGCGTATGATAAATTAATGTCTACGTTATATTCGGAAGAAGAACGGCATAAGATCGAATGGGCTATTGGTTCAATTGTGGCGGGAGATTCTAAACATATTCAAAAATTTATGGTTCTATATGGTGCGGCGGGTACGGGTAAATCAACAGTTTTAAATATTATACAGCAATTATTTCAGGGTTACTATTCAGTATTTGATGCAAAAGCATTAGGTTCGAGTAGTAACTCTTTTGCGTTAGAGGCATTTAAAACGAACCCCCTAGTTGCTATTCAACATGACGGTGATTTATCTAGAATTGAGGATAATACCAGATTAAACAGTTTGGTGTCGCATGAGCTCATGACCGTAAACGAAAAATTTAAATCAACATATTCAAATCAGTTCAAATGTTTCTTATTTATGGGTACGAATAAACCAGTTAAAATCACAGATGCAAAGTCGGGGTTGATTCGAAGATTGATTGATGTTTCTCCATCTGGAAATAAATTAAATTCGAAAGAGTACAAAACAATAGTGAAACAAGTTGGGTTTGAATTAGGAGCTATTGCTGACTATTGTTTGAATTTATATTTAGACAATACAGGATATTATGACGATTACGTACCTATAAGTATGATGAGTGCATCTAATGACTTTTATAATTATATAATGGATTCATATTATGTATTCACTAAAGAAAACGGCACAACATTGAAAGCGGCTTGGGAAATGTACAAGCAGTATTGTGATGAGGCAAAAGTACCTTATCCGTTATCACAAAGAGCTTTTAAGGAAGAGCTAAAGAATTACTTTAAGGATTATAAAGAACGTCATACGTTAAGTGATGGCGTTCGTGTCAGGTCATATTATAGTGGTTTCAAAACTGAAAAAATTGATAATTTAACTGTTATTGATGCCGAGAAAAAACATGACAGCTATTTAATTGTATTTGATAAGCAGGAATCTATATTTGATAAAGAATGTGCCGGTTGCGTTGCGCAATACGCAACCAGTAATGAAACTCCATATGAAAGTTGGGATAATGTCACAACAAAATTGGAAGAACTCGATACATCGAAACTTCATTACGTTAAACTCCCAGTAAATCATATAGTTATAGATTTCGATATTAAAGACGAATACGGTAAAAAATCATTTGAGAAGAATCTAGAGGCGGCTAGTAAATGGCCGGCTACTTATGCCGAATTAAGTAAAAGCGGAGCAGGTATTCATCTTCATTATATTTACACAGGAGATCCAACACGCCTGAGTAGAATATATGACGAAGATATAGAAATTAAAGTTTTTATAGGAAAAAGTTCATTAAGACGTAAACTGTCTAGGTGTAATGATTTACCTATTGCTACAATTAGCTCTGGATTACCATTGAAAGGAGAAAACAAAATGATAAATATAGAAGCTGTTAAAAGCGAAAAGGGACTTAGAACATTAATAAAGCGTAATCTTAATAAAGAAATCCATCCAGCAACAAAACCGAGTATTGATTTTATACATAAAATATTGGACGATGCTTATAATAGTGGTTTGAAATATGACGTTACCGATATGAGAAATGCTATACTAGCGTTTGCTGCTAATAGTACAAATCAATCGGATTACTGTATAAAGCTTGTAAGTAAAATGAATTTTAAATCAGAGGAACCATCTGTCGGAAAAAATAATGACGATGCAAAGCTTATTTTCTACGATGTAGAAGTCTTCCCTAATTTATTCTTAGTCAATTGGAAATTTGAGGGTAAGGGTAAGCCTGTTGTACGGATGATTAATCCGTCACCGGCTGAGGTAGAAGAACTTATGAGATTCAGACTGGTTGGGTTTAACTGCCGAAGATATGATAACCATATACTCTACGCACGGCTAATGGGTTATACAAATGAACAGTTGTATAATTTATCACAGAAAATAATTAATGGCAGTCCTAATTGTTTCTTTGGAGAGGCATACAATGTATCATATACAGATGTTTATGATTTTTCAAGTAAAAAACAATCATTAAAGAAGTTTGAAATTGAATTGGGTATTCACCATCAGGAACTCGGATTGCCTTGGGATCAACCAGTACCTAAAGAATTATGGGCAAAAGTTGCAGAATATTGTGATAACGATGTTATTGCAACGGAAGCTGTATTTAATGCCAGAAAAGCAGATTTTATTGCCAGAGAGATATTAGCTGATGTGGCGGGCATGACTGTGAACGATACAACAAATTCTCTTACAACCAGAATTATATTTGGTAAGAACAGAAAGCCGCAGGATCAATTTAATTATCGTGATATGGGACTCCCATCGAGTGACGATATTCTAATGGACGGCTTTGATGATTATACCAGATTCGATAATCAGAATAGACCTATATTTCCGGGTTATGAATTTAAATTCGGAAAATCCACATATAGAGGTGAAAAAATCACCGAGGGAGGGTGTGTATATTCTGAACCAGGTATGTATGTTAACGTTGCGTTATTGGATATTGGTTCTATGCATCCGGGTAGCATTATAGCTGAACTGTTATTCGGTGACGAATACACAAAACGTTTTCAACAATTAAGAGATGCTCGTATTGCGATTAAGCACAATGATTTTGAAACTGCTAAAACAATGCTAGATGGAAAGTTGGCAAAGTATCTTACAGACGAGGGAGCCGCGGCAGATTTAGCACAGGCTTTGAAAATCGCTATTAATTCAGTTTACGGCTTAACGGCAGCAAAATTCGATAATCCATTTAAAGATAATCGAAATGTTGATAATATTGTCGCAAAACGTGGTGCTTTATTCATGGTTAACCTAAAACATGAAGTACAAGCAAGAGGATTCACAGTTGCTCATATAAAAACTGATTCGATAAAAATTCCAAATGCAACACCTGAGATTATTCAGTTCGTATCCGATTATGGTAAAATGTATGGTTATATATTTGAGCATGAGGCTACATACGATAGAATGTGCCTTGTAAACGATGCTGTTTATATAGCTAAATACGATACGATCGAGCATTGCAATGAACTTTACGGTGAAACTTACGTTAACCAAAGTAAAGACGTACTCAAAGATTGTAAAAAGCATGGTGGCGAATGGACTGCGACCGGTACAGAATTTGCAGTTCCGTATATTTTCAAGAAACTCTTCAGCAAAGAACCGATAGAGTTCGAGGATATGTGCGTAACAAATAGTGTGACTTCTAGTTTATATTTGGATATGAATGAGAAATTGCCTCAATTAACAATTGAAGAGGAAAAAGAATTAGCAAAATTACATAAGGCTTGGGATTCTGAAGATTCTGAGAATATGGAAAAAGTGCTTAAGTCGTATAGGTATGATGCTGAATATGCCGGCGAAAGATATTCTGAACTTCGTAAAAAAGAGGAAGAATCGCATAACTATGTATTTATCGGAAAAGTCGGGCAATTTTGCCCTATAAAACAGGGATGTAATGGCGGACTTTTAATGAGAGAAAAAGACGGCAAATATTATGCCGCAGGAGGTAGTAAGGGATACAGATGGCTTGAAGCCGAGATGGTAAAAGAACTCGGAAAAGAAGCAGATATCGATCGCTCTTATTATGAAAATATGGTCAACGATGCCATTTGTGATATTTCACAATATGGTGATTTTGAATGGTTTGTAAATTAATAACAATGAAGAAAGAGGTAACAAAAATGTCAAGAGTAGAAAATTTAGCTATAGAAAATGCAAGAATTATATTTAGAAATTTCGCAGGAAACGAAAGTAAATACAACAGAGCCGGAGACAGAAATTTTTGTGTGATAATAGATGACGCGGATGAGGCTGAACAATTAGCCAGAGATGGTTGGAATGTAAAAATTCTTCCGGCTAGAGACGAAGATGAAGAATCAAAGCATTATATTCAGGTTTCGGTAAGCTTCCGAAATATTCCGCCCAAAATCATAATGGTAACCAAAAGAGCACAGACACAACTTGATGAGGAAAGTATCGAGACGCTTGATTTTGCAGATATAATCAACGTGGATCTTATTTTGAATCCTTATGAATGGGAAGCAAACGGTAAAAGCGGCATAAAGGCTTATCTGAAAACTATGTATGTAACTATTCAAGAAGATGAATTTGCGGAAAAGTATGCATCTAAACAATAAAAAAGATATTTGCAAGGGGTGTCTATGCTAAAATAGGCACTCTTTGTTTTATTCGGAAGGAGTTATAATCATGCTAACTATAAAAATTCCAATGTTGTCCAATTTTTCTTTAGGACTACTTGTATGTACCAATAGGATAAACGACAAAATAGAGCAAGATAACAAATTTAAAAAATTTGTAGAGGAATCGTTGGCTAGATATACCAGTAGTGACTGGGGTGATACATGTAATGAAGATGTGAAAATGAATAATGACGCTATACGAAATGGTGATAGAATTTTAGCTGTTTATACACAAAAAAATACAGATGTTACAATCTGGATTATAACAGAGTGGGACAGGAGTGTAACAACGATTCTATTTCCAAATGAGTATTAAATACGGAGGATAAAAATGTCAAAAATCGGATTACGGGATTATCAAAAAAGTGCAATCGAAAGAATGCAAAATGGATGTATCTTGTGTGGTGGTGTGGGAAGTGGTAAATCTCGAACGGCACTAGGATATTATTATCTCCAAAATGGTGGAGATATTGATAGTGACGAATATGTACCAATGGACGATAACAATGTAAAAGACTTATATGTTATCACTACGGCACGAAAAAGGGATAGTAAAGAATGGGAATCTGATATGATACCGTTTTTACTTTCTACAAATAAGGATGTAAATTTATACAGCAATAAAGTTATAGTTGATTCATGGAACAACATAAAAAAATATGAGAATATCAAGAATGCGTTCTTTATATTTGATGAACAAAGAGTTGTCGGAAGTGGTACATGGGTAAAGGCTTTCCTAAAGATAACCAAAGATAATGAATGGATTTTATTGTCGGCGACGCCTGGCGATACTTGGCAAGATTATATTCCGGTATTTATAGCTAATGGTTTTTTTGTGAATCGAACAGAATTTACTCGTGAACACATCGTATATAAACGATTCAGTAAATTTCCTCAAATAGACAGATACATTAATACAGGACGCTTAATCCGGTTACGAAATAGAATTTTGATAAACATGGATTTTCGTAGGAAAACAGTATCGCATCATGAAGATATATATACCAAGTATGATATTTCGACATACAAGGATACTATGCGTAATCGTTGGAACCCATATAAGGATAAACCGGTGGAAACAGCGAGCGAGCTATGTTATTTATTAAGGAGAATAGTTAATAGCGACGACTCACGTCAAGTAGCAGTTTGTGAGTTGTTTGAAAAACATCCGAAACTAATTATATTTTATAACTTTGATTACGAGTTGGAAATATTAAAGGAAATTCCGTATGGTGATGATGTTGAAATCGCAGAATGGAATGGACACAAACATCAGCCTATTCCTGAGAGCACCCGTTGGGTATATTTAGTACAGTATAATGCAGGTTGCGAGGGGTGGAACTGTGTTAAAACCGATACTATTATATTTTATAGTCAAAATTATAGTTATAAGGTTATGGCTCAAGCTGCCGGACGAATAGATAGATTAAATACGCCCTTTTCAGATTTATATTACTATCATTTAAAATCTCGAAGCGGGATTGATTTAGCCATTAGTAAGGCTCTGGAAAGTAAGAAAAAATTTAATGAATCGAGGTATCTTAAATGGAAGTAGACTATCAAGAGGTATATTTTAACGACTATTGTAAAACGTGTATTTATAAAAATAAAGACGAACGTGAGGAACCGTGTAATGAATGTATAGAGCAACCGTACGTTTTAAATTCTCACGTGCCAATTAATTATAAAAAAGGAGAAAAAAGATGAGTAAATATGTTACAGAGCGTATAGACAACGGAGATATAAAACAAACAAAAAAGAATATTATTGCTGTAGACTTTGATGGGACTTTATGTACGAATAAGTATCCTGATATCGGCGAGCCGAACAAGAATTTGATTGCATATCTGAAAAAGAGACAGTCTAATGGGGACAAGTTAATTCTTTGGACTAGTCGAAATGAAGATCAGACGCGACAGGCAGTAGAGTGGTGCAAAGCACAAGGTTTGACTTTCGATGCTGTAAATGAGAATCTTCCAGAGATTATTGAAGCATTCGGCGGGGATTCCAGAAAGATATTTGCAAATGAGTACATAGACGACCGCAACCTAATGATAGAGTTATTTCGAGAAAAATCCAATATGGAATTATGGGCTGAGAATGAGGTTGCTTTGGCGTGTAAGCATGAGGCGCCAGAACGAAAAGATGGTGAATGGGATTACGGTTGTGCCTGCTACGAGAGTGCTTTAAAGGCATTCAAAAGTCTTTGTAAGGACGGACACTCTGGTATGAGTATCGGCTTTACTAAGACTATTCTAAACCGTATGATAGATCGTAAGCCCCTTATGCCTATTGAAGATACCGAAGATGCATGGAATCTGTGTACTCTTGATGACGATGGTAGTATAAAGCAGTATCAGTGCAAAAGAATGAGCTCTCTTTTTAAGTATGTTGCGGAAGATGGTACTGTTACCTATAGCGATGTGGACCGATATTGTTGTATAAACAACGATAATCACAATGCTAGCTATCATTGTGGACTGGTTGATCGTGTTATGAATGAATTATATCCTATTAGAATGCCCTATATTCCGTTTGATAAGTCGTTTAAGGTTTACACAGAAGATTTTCTTACGGATTCTAAGAATGGTTCTTTTGACACTATGGGTCTGCTGTATGCCATTGATCCTCATGGACGTCGGATTGAGATTAACCGTTATTTCAAAAATGCTCTAGTAGGCTTTGATGAGATTGATAAAACTGAATATGATGAACGTAAAGAGATGGCAAAGAAACGACAAGAGCAGTGAAAAGAGTATAACAAAGAATAAACGATGGTATGAACGAGTAAAAGGTGTTTAAATAATATATTGAAAATGAATTATTAATGGAGATGAGAAGTTATGAAAACAAAGCAAAACAGAAAGATAGGAATAAAACCAATCATAGCATTTGTAAATCCTATAGAAAATCGAAAGATGAGACGAAAAGAGTGTGTGGAAGTAACTTGTGGTAATTGTGGCGGACACATAAATTTATACGACAAATATTGTAGACACTGTGGTGCACGAATAGCAGAAAGGTAGAAAGTTATGGGCGCAAAAAAAGAAAAAGTTCCGTCATTATTTTTTGATTATAAAAAGTATGCCATAAGAGCAGCAAAGGAACTATTATATCCTTATGAAATAGTTAAAAAAATCAGACAGGCAAAAAATGAGAGTGAGATATCACACATAATGTCGAATGCACGAAAGAGCAATGCAGTCAAAGAATTAAATAAAGGAAAGGACGAAGAACAAGATGGATAATAATATTGTATGTTATATCGTATTATTAGCTGGTATGTTGTTGATAATTAGTTTGCCATTAAGAGGTATATATATTGAAAAGAAATTTTTTAATAATGGTATATGTCCGTGTTGTGGTAATCCGTTAAGAGATTGGGCAATTAACCGTAAGGGCGAACGAGGTTATTTGTGTGAAATATGTGGTTATCATACTTGGGTGAGCTATAAAACTGTTGATAAAAAATATCGGAGAAATGGAGGTACAGTCCGATGAGTTACGAATATGACCAGTATTTGCAGCAGCATCGAAACAATGTCAAAAGAGGTTTTGAATGGCTTCTGACAAATTTGCCGACGGTTCTGACAGGACAGCCCGATGCAAGCTGGCAGATCATATTTGACCACGATTCGTCAAAGAACAATGATGATGAATACTTGGCTTATGACACCTATTTCTATGGTAACAATCGTTCGTATGAGGTAATGGAAGAATTTAAAAGAGCATGGCTTCGTCACATTCACCGAAATCCTCATCATTGGCAGTATTGGGTGCTCATCAACGACGACCCAAGCGAGGGAGAAATTATCCTTGATATGCCATATAATTATATTATCGAGATGATATGCGACTGGTGGTCATTCAGCTGGCAAAAGGGTGACCTTGGTGAGATATTTAATTGGTATGATGAACATTCCGATTACATAAAGCTTTCTCCCAAGACAAGGAAAACTGTCGAGGATATTCTTGAACAATTACGCGAACGACTTGGATTAACCACGAGTGATACTTTTGCAAACGAAAGACTCGGTGGAAACATCGGGTCTTAACTTTTTTTATTTTGAAAGGAGTAAAAGTTATGAGTAAAAAAGGGATCAAATTATCACCCAAACATGGGGTAAATCCGTGTATTCCTATCTGCTGTTGGTGCGGTGAAGAAAAGAACGAAATTGCTCTTCTTGGCAAACTTAAAGATGATGCGGGAGCACCGAGAAATGCTGTCATTGACTATGAACCATGTGAAGAATGTCAGGCTAAATTCAATATGGGTGTTGTATTTATTGAAGTGACAAAAAATCAGCCGTATAAGAATGTAATGCCTATCAAGATGCAGAACGGAACCCCTTTTTACCCGACATTCAGATATTCGGTCATCAAGCTTGAAGCCGCAAAAGAGCTGTTCAGAGATGAGACACTCGTAAACGGCTCACGGCTTCTCATTGAAGGTGATTTATATTCAGAATTGATAGTGATTTGGAGTGATAATAATGGGTAACGAAAGAAGAGATAAAGCAAGAAAATTCTTGACAATGCTCGAAAGAAAAATCGATAACTGGGATGAGAGGTCTTGCTTTACTGTATGCGGTGTGAAAAATTTGAGCCGTTCAGATATGGATGACCTCATATTATACACAGAGCATTTCATAGAATACGGATATTTTATAGGACTTCGCGAACCACTCGGAAGCATCGCCGAGGTTTTGAAAAATGCTGATTTGAAAGGAGAAAACTATGATAAAAATTGAAAATGAAGAAGTAATTGGCTGGGAAGCCGCCATTCGTGGTATGAGGAATCCGATGAACTCTTGGGAGAAGAGTGATAGTTTCTTTTGCAGAAGAGGCGATTGTATTAAATGTGAAATGAATGACGATTGCGGAGCTAAGCAGCTCGACTTTGATATTGGTCCCAATGATCATAATCTTATGCTCCAACTTTGTAATGCCGGTACCGACCATCGTAAGTTCATGCGTATGATTACCGTATATTTGGATATTATAGCTCCGCTTTATTGGTAGATTCTTTCTGCCAATGAAACACTTTTCCTAGTTATCGCTAGGGGTCGCTTATGCGGCTAACGGGGAACCACCCATTGGAATCCCGTGGGAAACATTTCGAAAATATATTCGCGATAAAAACAACTCCTATTATGAAAGGAGTGATATTTATGAAATTTAAAATGACGAAAGAACGAATTGATACTATTAACGAATTACTAAAAACACATGGTGATACACTTACCGCGTTCTACGATGAAGCATTACATCAAGGAACGACGAAAGGAATCATGGCTGGGGCTTTAGTTGGCGTAATAGCATCCAACATGTGCTGGGTCGCTAAATGCATTAAGGATCACAAAAAATCAGAAGAGGAGTCCTAACAAGGGCTCTTTCTTTTTATCCTAGATTAGAAACAGTACGTAGGTTACTGGAAATCATACTATATTGATATTTGAAAAATTGCCCGGTGGGAAAATTCCGGAAAATGTTTTCAGAAAGGAGGAGCATATGCCATTAATTTGGTTACTGGTAGGTATTCTTATAGGATTACTCGTATCAAGATTTATATTTAAGGATAAGCCAATAGGTTCGCTTAGGGTTGACCAATCTGACCCAGATAGCGAGCCTTATTTATTTCTTGAATTAGATCAAGGCGGTATGAATGACATCTATAAGAAGCAGTCCGTACGTTTACGTGTGAAAATTAAAAATTACATTTCGCACAAATAACACTTTCTATTATGGAAGAAATTATTAAAAAGGAGGTTTCACAAAATGAGCGAACCAAATATTAAAGATTTATTGAACGAGGAAATTGCAACGGAAATTCAGAACTTATCTGAACTCAAAGCAGGTTCTGACGAAAAATCGAGTGCTATTGATGATTTGGCAAAACTGTACAAGCTGAGAATCGAGGAGAACAAGAGCGAATGGGATGCGGATGAGAAGTATGACCGTCGTGTGATGGAAGGAGAAGCCAACACTAAAGACGATGAACTGAAACAGAAGCAGCTTGAAGAGCAGGTTAAGGAGCGATATTTCAGAGTAGGTGTAGCAGCGGCAGAATTAATGGTGCCATTGATATTCTATGGAATTTGGATGAGGAAAGGATTTAAGTTTGAAGAAACAGGAACATATACCTCAAAGACATTTACAGGTTTGATCAATCGTTTTAAACCGACAAAGAAATAATGATTTTATGGCAAGGGGACGTGTATAACGCATGTCCTCTTACTTTTTTACTACGCAACTACAGCATGTCCTCTTATGAGAAAATAGAAAAGGAGGCAAAATTAGATGAACAAAATCTATGTGGAGGTACCAATTACTACAAATCAGACTACATTAAGTATTCCTTGTGGTGATGACGAAAGCTTATGGCATTTTACCGTAATATTCAATGAGAACGAATATTTGCATAAGAGATTGGTTACCGTTATGGACAACTTTGATGATGGAGAGAATCCTGCGGTTCAAAGTATGTTAGTAACGAATGAAAACAATCGTACGGCAACATTTGAGTACCATATGGATAAGGACGTAAAGGCTGATGTCAAGCTGTCAGTTTATTATTGCAAGGAATGCAGAATAATTACTGCTGAGTGGTAATCGTGCCTATAGGAGATGTGAAACTCTATACGCATCTCCTTTTCTTTTTTTACGTGAAAAATACATTGCTCTTTATGAGAGAATAAAGCTTTATCTCTTGAACAGATTAACATCAGCTTGTATACTAGATACACGAGTATGCGAGCGGGTCAATTTTGAAAGGAGATATTTAGCATGAGTATTTTTAATGAAAAACAGAGAAAGGCAATGACAGACGGAGAATATATCTGCTCTGAGTGCGGAGGATTAATGGAATTTGAAGACGAATGGGAAGACACATTAGTGTGTCCTCATTGTGGTCACAGCATTGATTTAGAGGAATATGGCTGTGAAGGAGATGAAAAGTACGAGAATTTATATCCGACCAGAGAGGAAGTTCTTGGTATTGCCGCGGATGAGTCCGAAGAAGAAAATTAAAAACGCAATAAGCTAGAGGAGAGGGTCTTAGAGAAATCTAAGGCTCTTTTCTTTTTACGGAGAATAGAGATGAGATACCATTATAAAAAACCAGATATTTACCTTTCTATGTATGGAAAATTATATATATGCAATCATCCGGTGTATGACAGATGTACATTATTTACAATTGGTGATAAAGGTTTGGCAGTTATTCAGCAAAGATTCAATCCAGATACAAAGACTACATACTGGACAGAGGTTGATTCCTGGTTGACAGATTCTTTATATTTGCATCCTAAGTTCAAAAAATTTTTTGATGAACGAGCAGGAGAGTGTACGGACGGATTGTATCCAACTGTAAGCATTAGACAAATTATGTGGGCGTTGAAAATGAAACCAATACAGAGGCAAAGATGGGAAACATGCTTTGACAGACGCAATATTTAGCGAAATTTACACAGTGTATTATGAAAGGAGCGTGATTTATATGTTTGAGCGAATTAAAGCATACAAAAGCATTAAGAAAAGTAACAAGTTTCTAAAGGGTTGTAAATTAACAGCTGAATTAACAGGAGATGAAGAAATGTTAAAAGAAGCTAACGAAACTCTTTATCTGAATGAGAAACTTAAGAAAATGATGTGGCGTAATAGAAAAATAGCAGTAAATTACAATTTAGAAGCAATTAAAAGAGGGTTTTAAAAGATTGGGCTAGCAATAGCTCTTTCTTTTTCGCTAAAATCGCAGTTCCTTTTATGAAAACTAAAGCTTTGAAAGGAGTAAAAGGAGCATGGACGAAATGAAAATAGTATCTAAATTTACAAGAGGAATTATTTCAAAAGCATTAAAAATGGTGATACATAAGAAAACTGGATACGATATTGATATTCAGTTAAATGAAATTACTACAACTATTGCAGACGGAAAGACACATCTTCGTGTCGATGTAGATGCTGAAATCGGAAAAGACGAGCTTATAAACATACTGAAAAGTATTGGTTTGAACTGACGATTAGGGTCGCTTATGGCGACTCTTTTCTTTTACTTCGCAAAATTTACAAAGCATATTATGAGAGGAATAGTAGCTCAGTTGGTAGAGCACTGGTCAATATACTGTACCAGGGGTCGATGGTTCGAATCCATTCTATTTCTCTTTTATTTTTCTGGAAAGGAGAGTTCATATGTCTATTGAACAGCTTGAGCTGATATTGAGTGATACATATCAGATGGATATATCATTTCCGGCGATCTTCGGTCATCGTAAGGAATTTATGCGATCTAGCTATTCCATATGGTCAGTAAATGAATTACTGGAATATGTATCATCTGAATTATATCCAAAAAACAATGCGTCAATAGCAGAAATTGAAGAAATTGTCAGATGTTTCAAATCTATGATGAGTAAATATTATCATATGAGACAAGACACACAACTAATGTTTTCAATAGCAATAAATCTGGCAGATAATGTGCTGGATATTTTACGAGCTATGGAATAAAGAAAGGAGACAACCACTATGAAACCAAAAATCAATCAACTCATTAACAAATCAGTTGTACAACTGAAAAGAGGCTCACCAACAGTTTTAACCTGTCTTGGAGTTGCTGGTGTTATTGCAACTACTGTATCTGCCGTTATGACAACACCTAAAGCAATTGAAAAGATTAGGAAAGACAGCTTGATTAATCACGATGGCGACCCATGCGGATATAGCAAAACAGAAGCTATTAAGTCTGCGTGGGTTTATTATATCCCGTCAACAGTTATAGGAGTTTCTACAATCATTTGTATTGTTGGTGCAAATGTATTAAACCGGCATCAACAGGCAGCTTTATCAAGTGCATATGCGCTGATTAACAAATCTTACAATGAGTATAAAGAAAAACTCAAGGAATTGTATGGAGAGGAAGCGCATCAGAAAATAATCGACTCTATAGCTAAAGAGCATTGTAATGATGTATATCTTAGCGGACAGGATATATGTGGATGGAATTCATTAGACTTTGACGAGCATGATCCGGACGAAAATCGTCTGTTTTATGACGAATATTCAAGAAGATATTTTGAAAGTTCCGTCAGCAGAGTGCTACAGGCTGAGTATCATCTTAACAGAAATTTTGTAATGTCTGGTCATCTTCCAGTAAATGATTTTTATGAGATGCTTGGTTTGTCTGCTATTGATGGCGGGGAGTATGTAGGATGGAACTGTGATGATGGATTATATTGGATAGATTTTAATCACAGAAAAACAGTTTTGGATGACGGTCTTGAAGTATATGTCATTGAAATGGTTTGGACACCAGACACTAATTGGTGTGATGAAGAAGATTTCACAATGGAATAGTCTATTCGCAAAAATTACAGCTACTATTATGGAAAGGAGGCAACGGGCTATGAATAGTAAAATTATTAGAATCATTGGTCTTGCTGCAACAGTGATCGGTTTAGGAGCGAATCTTATTAACGATTGGGCTGATGAGCAGAAGATGAATGAGCAGATTGATAAGAAAGTTAATGAAGCTCTTGCTAAAAGAGACGCAGATGCGAAGGAGTCCTAAAACAAGGACTCTTTTGTTTTATGGAGGTTAAGTATGTCATCAATAGATACAGCTATTGAAATTACTGAATATTGTCTAAAGCAATCAAGAAAAAATAAAGTTGATTGGTGGTATAGCGATAGTTTTGTCAGTAATAGCTACTCTATATGGGCGGCAAAAGAGTTGTTGACACGATTGAATAACAACAGGGATATTCCGCCATTGATAACTCTTGAAAATTTTGAAGAGTTAATGGATGAGTACGCCTGCAAAAACATCAACAACAGTTTTTTATTTTCGTGTGCAAAAGACACGACACGATGGATCATTGATTTATTAATCGCATAAAGCGATATTTTGAAAGGAGATTAACATTATGTGTAAAAGAGAAATGACATTAGGAGAAGAAATTATTGGATTATCAACAAGAGGGATTGACACACCTACAGTAGAAAGAATGTACAGAAAGTATATTGAAATGACTGCTGATAAAGAGTCAAAAGAAGCCATGAGAGCGTATTGCATTAATGATGAACTTGCAATTAAAGAATTTATTAATGCAATATTCGGGGTACCTACAAAGTCTGACTTAAAAGATGCTGAGGTAGGAGATAAGACAACAATTAAGTTGGATGGATTTGGAGAATTTGCAGCAACAGTACACAAGGTTACGGACGATAAGGTTATGCTTATTTTCGATGATTATGTAGCTGAGAGACCTATGAATGAGTCAGGCACAAATAAGGGCGGATTTGAAGACTCTGATTTGAATAAATGGTTACATACAGAGTTCGTAAAGGCATTACCTTATTCAATTAGGGCAAGACTTACTGATGTGACTATTCCGACAGTAGGTGAGATGTTTGGCTGGGACGACGAGTGGGATAGAAATCACTTTGAGACTGATAATGACAAACAGCTTCCACTTATGAAGCAGAGACGCAATCGAGTTGCTTATTATAACAATGAGTGTGAGTGCGGATGGCTCCGTAATGCTACCAAGAAAGAATTTTCTGCGGCTTATTTCGCTGGTGTGGGCAGCGGTGGCTTTGCGGACTACTACGGCGCTTCGGACTCTTTTGGGGTTCGTCCGTATGGAATCATTGGTTAAGTAAAAATCTCCGCCCCTTGTGGGCGGGGTAATCTATAGGAAAGGAAGTAATAAAAATGCATAAACCCAATATTAAAGCGGCATATAATGCAGTGAAAAAATCAACCATAAAACACAGTCCGGAAATATTGACCGGAATAGGTATTGCTGGAATGGTAACAACGACTGTAATGGCTGTAAGAGCAACTCCTAAGGCACTAAAATTAATTGGTAGTGCGGAGCTTAAAAAAGCTAATGAAACAAATATACCATATGAAGGACATAACCTCAGCAAGACTGAAATTATAAAAGTTACGTGGAAATGTTATGTTCCAGTAGCTATAACCGGCGGTTTATCTATTGCTTGTCTGATTGGAGCAAGTTCAGTAAATGCCAGAAGAAACGCCGCATTGGCTACGGCATATTCTATAGCTGAAACATCACTCAAGGAATATCAGAACAAAGTTGTTGAAACGATTGGAGAAAAAAAAGAGCAGACTATCAGAGATGCCGTTGCAAAAGAGAAAATCGATACGCATCCGGCAAAAGAAAGCGAAATTATATTTGTTGGAGATGGCGAAACTCTTTGCTACGATGTATTATCCGGACGATATTTCAAGTCAAAAATTGACAGGATTAAGAAAGCAGAGAACGACTTGAATAGAAGGATGCGAGATGAAATGTATATTTCTCTTAATGAATTTTATTACGAAATTGGTTTACCATCTATTAAAATCGGCGACGACATTGGATGGAATATTGACCGAGAAGGATATATAGACCTTCGCTATACTTCACAGCTTAACGACAATGATGAACCAGTGTTTGTAATAGATTACGGATGTGGACCTAGATATGATTATAGAAACTTGATGTAGGTTCGCAAAAATTACAGCCACTATTATGGAAAGAATAACAAATTTTTAATCTGAAAGGAGATTAACATTATGGAAACAAAGGAAATCATGAACAACGAAGAGGTTATGGACACAACAGAGGAAATCGTAAAGACAGCTTCCAAAGGAGGATTCAGTAAGGTAACAACTATCGGTGTGGCTATGATTGCAGGCGGTTTAGCTTACAAGTTCGTAGTAGCACCAGCAGTTAGTAAACTGAAAGAAATGAAAGCGCGTAAAGGGTTTCGTGTTGTTGAGAATGAGACCACAGTTGAGGATGAAAACACTGAAACAGTTGATGAGAATGATTCTGAAAATTAAAGAATTATTATTCTGACAAGAGAGAGGGAGAGTACCTATAACAAGGTGCTTTCTCTCTTATTTTTTATTATGGAGGTATTGTTATGAATCAGTATGCTTATAATGGTCCAGTTATGGAATTTGGCAGGTGTATTGCCCATAATTGGGCGGGGTCCACATACGCAGCATCTGAAAAGAAAGCAAAGAGTAATTTAGCGTATCAGTTTAAGAAAAATAATAACCGTATGCCAGCATCGAAAATTACTTTGCCTGGGGAATTAATGGTTATCAATTAGGAGGAAAAGAATGGAAGAATACAAGTCCAACTCACATAAATCGAGAGAACGAGCGAAAGCTGAACTACCAGAAAAGAAGGTAGAAAAAATTGTATCCGGTTCTGTTAAGACAAAGAAAAAGAGCGGAATTAATAAACTTGCAGGGATATTTGTTCCAGAAGATGTAGATAACGTAAAAAGCTACATTTTCGAGGATATCGTTGTGCCTGCCGTGAAGGATATTATTCTTGATGCTGTTAAGGCGGTTCTTGGAGTTAAGAGCCCTAGTGGTAAAAGATCATCCGCAAGCAAAGTATCTTATCGCAAATATTATGAAGACCCAGCACAGGGCAACAGAAGAAATTACAATTCACAGAGTTCTATTGGTGGTTGCGATTTCGATGATATTTACTTTGACACCAGAACTGAGGCAGAAAATGTATTAGCTGCTATGGACGAAATCGTTGCAAGTTACAGAATTGTAAGTGTTGCAGACTATTTCGATTTGGTTGGGGTTGATGGTCCTTGGACAGGAAATAATTACGGCTGGACTGACAATATCAGAAATGCAAGGGTTATTAATACAAGGGACGGATATACTATCAAGTTTCCAAGAGCAAATCCAATAGATTAGGAGGAAGATTATGTACGAGTCAAAAGATGTTATGGTATCACATCCAGCACATTATCAGAGTGAAACTGGATTAGAGGTAATTGATGTTATTGAGGCATTTACATTTGATTTGAAAGGCATTGAGGCTACTGACACTGGAAATGTACTCAAATATATATGCCGTTGGAAAAATAAGAACGGTGTACAGGACTTAGAAAAAGCGAGATGGTATTTAGAGCATCTCATTGATCATATAAAACTTTTAGAAGAGGAGAACAAATAACCATGAAAAAGAATGAAATCATTACAAAGGTAACAAGCGCTGTAAATACAGCAACCATCAAAGTGAAAAAGCATAGCCCGGAAATTCTTATCGTAGCCGGTGTTGTTGGAACAGTTGCAAGTGCTGTAATGGCTTGTAAAGCGACAACAAAATTAAGTACGGTATTAGAAGAGCATAAAAAAGATGTAAATGCTGTGCATGAATGCTCTGAAAATGAGGAAATCAAAGCTGACTATTCACAGGAAGATGCTAAGAAAGACTTGACTATTATTTATGCTCAGACAGGTGTTAAGCTTGTTAAGTTATATGCTCCGGCTATTGCATTAGGTGCATTATCAATCACAAGTATTGTAGCGTCTAATAATATTCTCAGAAAGAGAAATGTAGCTCTGGCAGCAGCATACGCAACTGTCGACAAGTCATTCAAGGAATATCGTAACCGAGTTGTTGAAAGATTTGGAGAGCAGGTTGACAAAGAGCTGAAATATGATATTAAGGCTAAGAAATTCGAGGAAACTGTAAAAGATCCAGAGACAGGTAAAGAGAAGAAAGTAAAATCTACTGTCAATGTAGCTAACGCAGATAGCGGATATGCAAGATTCTTTGATGAGACTTGCAAAGGGTATGAGAAAGATACACAGTATAATTTACTTATGTTACGAGGACAGCAGCAGTATGCAAATGATCTTTTACATGCCAGAGGATATGTATTCTTAAATGATGTATACGATATGCTTGGAATTGACAGAACCAAGGAAGGTCAGATTGTAGGTTGGGTATATAACAAGAACAATGAAGTTGGTGATAATTTCGTGGACTTTGGCATCTTAGAAACAAACAGAGAGACAGAAGACGGATCTTATGAACCAGCAATTTTATTAGACTTCAATGTGGACGGTAATATATTAGATCTGATTTAAACGGAGAATTTGCATATGAAAAAAATAATTTGGATGGTACTACTGATAATCACCAGCTCTTTTTGTATAGCAGCATCACCAATCACAACAAGTGAAAACGATGAAATTAATGAGACAGTGACAGTTGAGGTTATCAAAACTGAGGCGGTTGAAGAAGTATCATTTAGTCCGAAGGAGGAAGTAGTAGTGCAAGAGCCAGCGCCTCAAGACGTTGCCTGCGAAATTTATACTGATATTTCAAATGACGATATTGAGTTAATTGCTCTTGTTACTATGGCTGAAGCTGAGGGAGAATGTGAAGATGGCAAACGATTAGTAATTGATACTATTTTAAATCGTGTTGACTCTGATTCTTTTCCTAATGCAGTTCATGAAGTAGTTTATCAGCCAAGTCAATTTTCTTCTATGTGGAATGGGCGAGTTGACAGATGCTATATTGACGATTATATTTGTAAGCTTGTAATTGAAGAGCTTCGTAATAGGAAGAATTACGATGTTATATTCTTTACAGCTGATAGATATGGGAATTATGGAACACCTATGTTTCAGATTGGAAACCACTATTTTTCAAGTGGAGAATAGAAAGGAGAATTATTATGCATGTAGTGGGATTAACATTATCAGCAGTTGCAGGAATTTGCTTTTGGAGTGGTCTGGCTGTTTTATTTGGTGGAAAGGAGCACTAATTATGGAAGGAATCGGTAACTTCATATCAATGATGGATTATATTCTCGATACCCATCGAAAAAGACATATTACAGGGGGCATTCTGTTGAGTGCCTCTTTACTTTTTGGCGGTTTAGCATTAACCGTTATGACTATCAAGACAGAGGGGGATAATAATGAACAGTAAAGTAGCATTTATTTTAGGCACGATTATTGGTGCTGGAATTGGTGTAATCGGTACATACTCATATTTTAAAGATAAGTATGAGAAGCTCGCAGAGGAAGACTTCAATTCAAGAAGAGTATTTGACGAGGATAAAAAAGAAGAATCAGTAGAGCCTGTTGTTGAAAAAACTGCTGACAGTAGAACTGTAGATAAACCGAGTATTGCTGAATGTGCAGCAATATTACAGAGGGAAGGCTATGTGAACTATAGCGATATGCAAAATAAAAAACAGAAGCAGGAAATTGCTGTTGACAGACCATATGTTATACAGCCGTCAGATTTTGGAGAGTTTGATGATTACGAAAAAATAAGTCTTACATATACGGCTGACGGAGTGTTACTAGATGATATGAATGAAATTGTGGATGATATTGAAGAAACTGTTGGGGAAGATTCACTTGAGCATTTCGGAGAGTATGAGGATGACTCCGTTTATGTGAGAAACGATGCTAAGAAATGCGATTATGAAATTCTGTTAGACCAGAGAAACTATCAGGAAATTTTTGAAACTCAGCCACATAGAACGGAGATGTAATGACCAGAGACGAATTAAAATTTGATTATTTCGATTGGATGTATGGTCTGGTATGTGATACAAAATATCCGAAGAAATTATCATATAGAAAGCTATTAAATTTTCTCCACAATATGGATTTCACATATCAGCTTACTATGGACAGCAATCGATTTGAGGACGGTATTGAACTACGTTATCGATTTGGATACGAGAACGGATATGACTGCTCTGTTATAGCGAATTATCTGGATGATAGTCCATGTAGCGTATTGGAGATGCTAATAGCACTTTCAATTCGTTTAGAGGAACATATTATGGACGACCCAGAGATTGGCGACAGAACAGGACAATGGTTCTGGAATATGATTACTAATCTTGGGCTGGGCTCTATGGATGACAGAAAATTTAATGAGAATCGTGTTGAAGATATTGTAACAAGATTTTTAGAGAGGCAGTATGAGCCAGATGGGCAAGGCGGATTATTCACGCTTGAAAATTGTCACTATGACTTGAGAAAAGTGGAAATTTGGTATCAGGCATGTTGGTATCTTGACAGTATTACTTGATTTGAAAGGAGATTACTTATTATGAACGATTTAGTAAGTTATATTTTTAGAAATATGGATGCTACAGATAAGCATCTTATATACATTTACAAAGCACTGGTGCATCAGCACAAATTTAATAAGGCTGCAACATTATTTAGTGTTGTTGCAGGATTGAACCTATTGACAATGCGTGCTGAGAGTAAAAGAATGCAGCAGGAGATCGTAGCTTTGCGAAAAGAAATTGATGAGTTGAAGGAATCGGAAGGAGTATAAAAATGTGATGTTGGATTTTATGGTGGTTTCAACGCGTAGTACAAAGCGCGGAACAATAGAAATCTATCCAAAGTTCCTTATAAAAAAAAGCACAGATCTTATGATTCGAGGTGGTGATTTTTACGCTATCTGGATAGAAGAACGTGGTTTATGGTCTACAGATGAACAAGATGCTTTACAACTTATAGACCGCGAACTGGATAGATATGCTGAGGAGAATCGCCAACGCTTTAACTCAGATATTAAAGTCCTGCATATGTGGGACGCTGAGAGCGGAATGATTGACTCTTGGCATAAATACTGTCAGAAACAATTAAGAGACAGTTTTCATACGCTTGACGATAAACTTATATTTTCCAATACGGAAACAACAAAAAAAGATTATGCGAGCAAGCGGCTTAATTATCCTCTTGAAGAGGGTGATATAACAGCATATGAAAAACTGATTAGCACTTTATATTCTCCGGAAGAACGAATGAAGATAGAGTGGGCTATCGGTTCAATAGTATGTGGTGAGTCGCAGAAATTACAGAAATTTCTTGTACTATACGGAGCAGCTGGTACGGGTAAATCGACAATTTTGAATATTATTCAGCAGCTATTTGAGGGTTACTACTCAGTCTTTGATGCGAAAGCATTGGGGTCTAGTAGTAACTCTTTTGCGTTAGAGGCATTTAAAAGTAATCCACTGGTGGCTATTCAGCACGATGGAGACTTGTCAAGGATTGAGGATAATACAAGGCTTAACAGTTTGGTCTCGCATGAGTTAATGACTGTAAATGAGAAATTCAAATCAACATATGCGAACCGTTTCAAATGTTTCTTATTTATGGGAACTAATAAACCTGTACGTATTACAGATGCCAAATCCGGTCTTATAAGACGACTGATTGATGTATCCCCATCTGGAAATAAGCTTAATCCAAAGGAATATAAGACCATTGTGAAACAGGTTAGCTTTGAACTTGGTGCGATTGCTTATCATTGCCGTGAAATTTATTTGGATAATCCTGGCAGATACGATGATTATATTCCAATTTCAATGCTTGGTGCATCTAACGATTTCTATAACTTTATAGCTGATTCTTATTATGTGTTTAAAAAAGAAGATGGAACAACCCTAAAAGCAGCTTGGGAAATGTATAAGAATTACTGTGAGGAAGCGAAAGTTGGTTATCCGTTATCGAGAAGGGCATTCCAGGAAGAATTGAAAAACTATTTCAAGGATTTCCAAGAGAGATTTAATTTTGATGACGGCTCAAGAGTACGAAGCTATTACATAGGATTCAGAACAGATAAGTTTGAAAGTGATACTCAAATAAAGAAAAAAGAGACACCAAAAACTTATCAGATAGAGTTCAAAGAACAGGAGTCAATATTTGATTCTGTATGTGCGGATTGTCCAGCACAATATGCTTCACAAAATGAAACCCCACAGCAGAAATGGGAAAAAGTAAAAACAAAATTATCTGCTCTGGATACCTCACAAATTCATTATGTGAAAGTTCCAGAAAATCACATTGTCGTAGATTTTGATATTCCAGACGAAACAGGAAATAAATCTTTCGAAAAGAATTTGGAAGCTGCTAGTAAGTTGCCACCGACTTATGCAGAACTGAGTAAAAGTGGTCAAGGAATACATCTTCATTATTTATATTCTGGAGACCCTTCTAAGCTAAGCAGAATCTACGATGACCATATAGAGGTAAAAGTATTTACTGGTAAAAGTTCATTAAGAAGAAAACTAACGAAATGCAACAATTTACCAATAGCTACTATATCTTCTGGATTGCCAATGAAAGGAGAAGACAAAATGGTAAATTTTGATGCCATAAAAAGTGAGAAAGGACTTAGGACACTTATAAAGAGAAATCTCAATAAGGAAATCCATCCAGGAACTAAGCCTAGTATCGATTTCATATACAAAATATTGGAGGATGCTCATAGTAGTGAACTCAAATATGATGTAACAGATATGCGAAATGCGGTATTAGCATTTGCAGCGAACAGCTCTCATCAGGCAGAGTATTGTATCAAGCTTGTCAACAAGATGCAGTTTAAATCAGAAGAAAATTCTAATGCTGTAAAAAATGATGATGCAAAGCTTGTATTCTATGATATTGAGGTATTTCCGAACCTGTTCCTGGTCAACTGGAAAATAGAGGGTGAGGGAAAGCCTGTTGTCAGAATGATTAACCCAACACCGACCGAAATAGAGGAATTGATACAGCTTAGATTAGTTGGGTTCAACTGTAGACGATACGATAATCATATTATGTATGCCAGATTAATGGGGTATACGAATGAACAATTGTATAACTTATCACAAAAGATTATTAATAATAGTCCAAATTGTTTCTTCGGAGAAGCCTACAATATTTCGTTTACAGATGTATATGATTTCTGCTCAAAGAAGCAATCTCTTAAGAAATGGGAAATTGAGTTGAGCAACAAGGCTAATGATCCATATTCGAAGATGGACGATGAAGTCAGAGCATTATGCAAAAAGATAAAGCACCACGAGCTTGGACTTCCTTGGGACCAACCTGTTCCGGAAGAACTTTGGACAAAAGTAGCTGAATATTGTGATGATGATGTTATCGCCACAGAGGCTACATTCAAAGCAAATCTTGGTGATTTCGTTGCCAGAGAGATTTTAGCAGAGTTAGCTAATGGTTCAGTAAACGATACTACCAATAGTTTGACTACAAAATTTATATTTGGAAAGAATCGCAATCCTCAGAGTGAATTTATGTATAGGGATTTGTCTGAGCCGGTTACGGAATTACCAGATGATGTATTAGAATTCTTAAAAGAGGCAAAGCCGGAGATGATGGCTGAGCCATTCCACGGACCAAAAGGTGATAGTTTATTACCATATTTCCCAGACTATAGATTCGAGAACGGGAAATCCCTTTACAGAGGTGAGGAAGTTGGAGAAGGCGGAGAAGTATGGGCGGCTCCAGGAATGTACGGACTCTCAGAAACAGAAGATGTTGGTTCGATGCATCCTAACTCAGCTATATCAGAGTGCTTATTTGGACCAGATTTCACAAAGAGGTTTAAAGATATTTTGGACATTCGTATCCATATTAAGCATGGCGATTTCGATATGGTACGAGATATGTTTGAAGGTGCATTAGCCAAATATCTTGATGATACAGGTAAGGCAAAGGCACTGGCTCAAGCGTTGAAGATTGCGATTAATTCTGTGTACGGATTAACAGCCGCAGGATTTATGAATGCCTTCAGAGATTCAAGGAATAAGGATAATATTGTAGCAAAGCGAGGAGCATTGTTTATGATTGACCTTAGGCATGAAGTTGAAGCACAGGGATACAAAGTAATTCACATTAAGACAGACTCTATTAAGATTGAACATCCGGATGATTATATTCTTGATTTTATTTGTAAGTATGGCAAACGTCACGGATATGATTTCGAGGTAGAGCATATATTTGACAGGATTTGTTTGGTCAATAATGCTGTGTATGTTGCAAAATTGGCTGATGATGATCCAGAAAACCCAGGAACATGGACCGCTACAGGAACTCAGTTTCAGATTCCTTATGTATTTAAAAACCTCTTTAGTAAAGAGGATATTAAATTCGAGGATATGTGTGAAACGAAATCTGTAAGCGGTTCTTTATATTTGGACTTAAATGAGGGCTTACCGGATGTGTCTCAATATGAAAAAGAATTTAGTAAAGCTGAAAGTGATTTCAAGAAAGGATTGCTGTCTGATACGACATTTGAAAGCACTTGTCAGAGACTAAATCCACTTATCGCGAAGGGGCATAATTATCGCTTCATTGGAAAAGTTGGACAGTTCTGTCCTATAAAAGACGGATGTGGTGGCGGATTACTTATGCGTGAGAAAGACAATAAGTATTATGCCGCAACAGGTACAAAGGGATATAGATGGCTGGAATCTGAGATGGTCAGAGAACTTGATAAAGTTGATGACATTGACAGGTCTTACTATGACAAACTTGTGAATGAGGCAGTAGATACTATTTCTCAATATGGTGATTTTGAAATGTTTGTGTCGGATGACCCATTTATAACGGAGAAGAAGCAGAATACACCAAAGCTTATGCCTTGCGGAGATGCTAAATACGCAACTTGCTTTGACTGTCCACATTTCAATGACGACGCATACCATATGGATTGTGGAAAAAATTATGATATTTCAGAAGTGATTTCAAGTCAGGTGATGAATCCACCTGTAGAAACTAAATAACAATTAAAGGAGATTTTTATCATGGCTAATAAAGCAGTAGGAAACATTAAAATTGAAGGGGCTCACATTATGTTTAGAAACTTCAGAGGAGAGGAGTCTAAGTACAATCGTGCTGGCGACAGAAACTTCTGTGTACTCATTGAAGATGACATGGATGTTGAGCAGTTATCAAGTGACGGATGGAATGTAAGAATTCTTGAGCCTAGAGATGAGGGAGATGAACCAAAGCATTATATTCAGGTCGCTGTAAGTTACAAGAACATTCCACCAAATATTTATATGGTTACTAGAAGAACAACTACTGAATTAGATGAGGATTCTATCAGTGCATTAGATTTCGCTGAAATCCGTAATGTTGATTTGGTAATTAGACCATATTCCTGGGAAGTAAATGGAAAGACTGGAATTAAGGCATATGTTAAGACGATGTATGTAACTATCGAAGAGGATGAGTTTGCTGAAAAATATGCAAGAGAAGAATCTCCGGTAGAGGACGAGGTTCCATTCTATTAAAATCTGCGGGTGTCAGCTGATTATGGTTGGCACCCATTTATGTTTGAAAGGAGACACATATGTTCTTTAAGAAAAAGTCATTTAATAAGCCGAAGCCACCGGTTAAGAAAGTGACAAAGAAATGGGAACCGACAATTGATTTGTCAAACATTGATAAGAAGAAAACGGTTGAACCAAAACAAAAAGTAGAAATAAAAACAGAAAAAATGCCGGCTGAGACATATTCAAAAGACTTTCTGAATGAGTTTAATAAACTGACGAGAACTCATAGACCATTTGATGTTTGGAGAGATTTTGTAATTATGTTTTCGTGTGCGATATCAAATCCTCTTGATAAATTTCATTATAAAGACAGAGAGGAAAGATATTTGAGCATAATCCATAGATACGGTAAGGACGAACAGATGATATTTCCTAAACTGGCTGCATATACAACAATGGCTTTGGACGCTAATCCGGAACAGGATTTCTTAGGAAAAATGTTTATGGATTTAGGACTTGGTAACAGTTCAGTTGGTCAGTTCTTCACACCGTATTCAGTTTGTCAGCTGATGGCAGATGTTGTTACTAGCGATTTAGATAGTAATCTTCAAGATAAGTTGGAAAAGCAAGGTTATATTTCTCTTGCGGATGAATGCTGTGGAGCAGGAGCAACCCTTATAGCTGCTATTAATACTATTAAAAGAAAGATGGAAAAAGCAATGCCATCGATGAACTTTCAAAGACATTTACTGGTTGTCGGACAGGATATTGATGAAACAGTTGCTCTTATGTGCTATATACAAATTTCTTTACTTGGTGTAGCTGGTTATATAAAAGTTGGAAATTCTATAACAGATCCGATGACCACGGATGACGATAAGAGCAAATACTGGTATACACCTATGTACTTTTCGAATATTTGGGTGATTAGAAGATTTTAATAACAAAGAAAGGATGACACCATATGAAAAAGAAATATTCAATTTCTCAGAAAAAGTGCGAGCAGGGATTGGTAGCTTTTTATGGTTATGTAGCCGAGATATGCAATATAGAAGTTACAGAAAAGAGCACATTTGATTGCACAAAGATTTGTGTAACGAAACCTGTGCAGGATTCCATAATACGATATTATTCTGAATATCAGAAATTATCAGATGAAGAAATCGGTACAAAATTGCTTCTGTGCGGACCTAAAGCAAATCTCATAGGTGCTGGATACGAAGTTGAAGTTGAGGATGGTTTTGTCATTGAGGGTAAATAAATGGCAGGTGTTACATTAAGAAACTATCAATTAGATGCAATAAAAAGGATGAAAACAGGTTGCATTTTATGTGGTGGTGTTGGAAGTGGAAAATCCTTAACTTCAATAGCTTATTACTATGTGCGAAATGGTGGAATTATTGGGACTGATATTTATGAACCAATGGATGACCCACCTAAAGATTTGTACATTATAACGACCGCCAGAAAGCGTGATACTTGTGAATGGGATGGGGAATTGGCACCATTTTTATTGTCTACACATGATGATGTGAATTTATATTCTAACAAAGTGATTGTGGATTCATGGAATAATGTGAAGAAGTATTCAGATGTAAAAGATGCTTTCTTTATATTTGATGAACAAAGAGTCGTTGGAAGCGGAACATGGGTAAAGGCATTCTTGAAGATTGCGAAAAGTAACGAGTGGATTTTGTTATCTGCTACACCCGGGGACACTTGGCAAGATTATATACCGGTTTTTGTTGCGAATGGATTCTATAAAAATCGAAGTGAATTTACAAGAGAACATATTGTTTATAGCAGATTTAGCAAGTTTCCAAAGATTGACAGGTATCTTAATACAGAACGTTTAACCAGGCTTCGGAATAAAATTCTTGTTAATATGGATTTCAAACGAGAAACGGTATCTCACCACGAAGATATTTATGTTGGATATGACTCCATTAAATATAAGGAAGTAACTAAAAATCGATGGGACCCATATAAAAATGAACCCCTCCAGAATGCAGCAGGGCTCTGCTATGTATGGCGGAAGCTTGTAAATATGGATGAATCAAGACAAGTGGCGTTGCTTGAGGTTATGGAGAAGCATTCGAAAGCTATTATATTTTACAACTTTGATTATGAGTTGGAGCTATTGAAAAATATTCTAACAGAATATGAAGTTGCAGAATGGAACGGTCATAAGCATCAACCAGTTCCGACAAGTGATAAATGGGCTTATCTTGTTCAATACAATGCTGGAGCAGAAGGATGGAACTGCATTACAACGGATACAATTATATTCTTCTCACAAAATTATTCTTACAAAATAATGGCTCAATCAGCAGGAAGGATTGACAGAATGAATACACCATTTAAAGACTTATATTATTATCACTTGAAATCTCGCTCTGGAATTGATACAGCCATAGCCAGAGCATTAAAAGAGAAAAAGACGTTTAATGAAAGGAGATACGTAAAATGGTAAACAATTCAGTAAAGGTAGTAGGACAGATACGATTAGGTAGTAGTGTTCTTGATGTATATGGTGATTTGGATGAACCATTGTTCAAGGCAGCAGATATAGCAAATATTATCGAGTATAGTTACGGAAATACGTGGCGAATGCTTGATATGTGTGAGGCTGATGAAAAGCTGAACCTACCAATGGTAGTTGCAGGTCAGAGAAGATCTGTAAGTTTTGTAAATGAGCACGGATTGTATAGTATTCTTTCACAGAGTAGAAAAGAAATTGCCAGAGCTTGGAGAAGGGTTGTTCACGATGAACTTATCAATCTCAGACGAACAAAAGGGTTTGATATTTCCGAGCAGTTTGATGAATGGAACAACGCTATGGACAATATATATTTCGACGAAGCAACCGGACAGCTTATGCAATCAGTCACTACTCCTGGCGGAGATGTAGAACAGATACCATATAAAGGATAGGCGCTTTATGGAGAATTTATATTTTGAAGTTGATTTTGAAAAATATTGCAAGACCTGTGAGCATAAAGACTTGGACGAGAAATGTGACCCTTGTTGTGAGTGTTTAGATCATGGCTGCAATACTCAATCAGAAAGACCTGTAAATTGGAAGGAGAAGAATGAATAAAGGTACAGAAATAGAAAAGGTAATTGCATATTTAGAAAAACGAAAACAAGAAGGATATACACATGTAGCTATAACAACACCAGATAAAATGTATGATTCAAGTATTTTTTATGACGAATGCAGTAGGAAAAATGAAGGTGTGCTGCGTATAGGCTCATCATGTCCGAGGTGTTTAACTTGTTTTAACTATAGTAAGTACCGAAAGGAGGATACTCAATGAGAGATACAGTTTTAGTAAGTATTGATTATGATGATAAGACCAATAAAGGTGTACTGTGTGTTGGAAGACAATTGCCTAATAAATCTGTGGATATTGTTAATGCGATTGATGGTCCAGAAGCCAAGGAACTGTTTGAAAAATTGATCACAAAAAAGGCGGTGAAGAAATGAGCTTCCAGTATGACCAATATTTAGCAAATCACAGAGCTAATGTTAAAAGAGGATTTGATTGGCTATGTGAAAATTTACCAGATGTTACGAATAATATTTCAGATGCAGCCTGGCAGATTGAGTTTGCTCACGATAAGTCGAAGGATGAAGAAGACGAGTATAATGCATACGATGAATATTTCTATGGAAATAACAGGTCTTATAAAGTCGTCCAGGATTATGAAAAAGCATGGCTGATACATATTCATAGAAACCCACATCACTGGCAGTATTGGATACTTATTCATGACGATATGGAAAATGGAGAATTAGAGACTATTCTTGAAATGCCATACGATTATATTGTGGAGATGATTTGTGATTGGTGGGCTTTTAGTTGGGCTAAAGGAAATTTGTATGAAATATTTAACTGGTACGCCGAACATTCTGAATTCATGAAACTTGCGCCTAGAACCAGAGAAACTGTTGAGGATATTCTTGATAAGATAAAGAATAGACTGGATAGTTTGGAAGTTGAGCATAGTGGTGTAAAAGGAATGAAGTGGGGTGTTAGAAATGGTCCGCCATATCCTATAAAAGATAACGGACGAGTTGCAACTGTGCAGAAACATGGTACAATAAAAACAACAAAAATACCTAGAGAAAAATTTACAGAATATGCACTTAATCCAGATAAAGCACCGAATAAAGCAAGAGCGTTTAAGTCGGCATTGGGATATACGAAAGATAACGCTGACGAGTTAATTAATAGTATCAATGAACATTTTGATGTTACTAAATTAGAAGAGCGTGGCGATGGCGGATACGGAATGAGGTACCAACAAATCATGAAATTAAAAGGTCCTAATGAAAAAGAAGCAAATGTTCTTACAGCTTGGATAGATGACGGTAATGACGGTATTAAATTAACAAGTGCATATGTTACAAAGAAGGAGGCTTCAGAATGAAAATAAATCTGTATGATAGGGTTATATTAAAAGATGGAAGAAAAGCTTCGATTGTTGAAATCCTAGAAGAAGGTGTCGCATATATTGCTGATGTGGATTTACCTGGTCAGGATTGGGATACAGTAGAAATCAAATATGAAGATATTGAAAGATTAGAATAGAAAAAAATATAGTATATGTGACCCCATGAGTCTTTTATAGGCTTTT